TTTCTTTTTTCTTTTTCGGCATCGGCAGTGCGGCAACAGCCAATTCACGGCCCTTATCCGTGACTTGATAAACGACATCGCCGCATGACCATGCCGGAGCTGGGCTTGATGTGGCATAGCCAGCTGTTACCAACTCCTGCCAGTCTGGGTTAGCCGCATTGCCGCCGCTGGCCAGAAAGTAATTCCGGTACGGTTCGCGCTGGCGCTCATTGATGCCCAGCGCATGCTGCATAAGCTCCATCTGTTCACTCTTCATGGTGGGCCTCGCTGCGATACTCTTCGCAATAGACATCCCTGCAACCGTCGAAATCGTAAGGGTTAAACTGCCAGCTAATCTTTCCGCAACACGGACAGTTCCAACGGACTTTTCCAGATGGGTTACGTCGCTGTTGGCGCTTCAACCAATCGGGCTTGCGTAAACCGGCCCCCTGGATCATTGTGCGGCGATCTAGCAGGTTGATGTTGAATGTTCGGCGCTTTGCGGCATCGGCAATATGAAAGGGGAGCCACACCAGGCCGGGAACGGTGTAATCGACCGGCTGTATAATGGTCGCTCGACTAAAATCGGTTGTCGGAGGATTTGCCCCAAACACCCAATACAAGTCATTGCCATCCCACTGGCCCTTCACAAAGCCAACATACTTTTCGCATCCCTCAACGATCGTTGTTTCGCCAGGAACATGCTGGTGATCTACATGCCAAACGGCATGAGCATCTACGCTATCGGCAGAAATAGGCAGATCGATCTCCCGCCCGCAATTCCAGGCGCTTTGGGCTTCCTCCCGCGTGTATGCGTGAGCCTTATCTATGTCGGTGCTATACCCGCTCCCATCTTTGCAGTGGAATGACGCGTTAGTGCCCACGGTGTCGCGCAGGCAAATCATGTAAAATCTATTTTCCATGAGCACCCTCCACGCGTTTAAATTCGATGACCCACACCCAGGGATTAGCCTGCCAACTTTCTTCACCGTAAATGGATTGCCATAGCCAAGAAAATACCTCACGCGCATCATGGCTCGCGCCGCCAAAATATTGCGCTCCAGGTGTAATGCAGTACCTGCCGGAGGCTGGCAGTTTATGAAGCCCCTCCCGTTCGGCATCATTCTGGCTAATCGAATTTAGGCGTTGAACGCCTACGTTTGTTATCTCCAGAGTGATGCGCGAAGCCCAGCGCGGCATGTGGATAGAGGGAACCCATGATCCTTCGTATTGCACGTTCCAGGTATGGGGTTTCCAATCTGCGATATCAGGGATTGACCACAGCCCATAATTTCCGGCTTTCTGATCGCAACTAGCGCGGTAAATTCTTGCCGCTTCTGGGCCGCCGCCTTTGACCAGATTCTCACTCCAATCGATAGGGCAGCCGTCCTCGTTACCGAGAGTCGCGAACGTCTCTCGCACCCACAGCCGATCACCTACCTGGCCGAACGGGCATGGGAAAATTTTTGAGCGCGACCTACTACCTAGAGCATCTGATAGTGACCAGAAGTATTTTCCTGTGTCGCTGCTATTTTTTGACTCAGTTATGCGGCTCAACCCTAATTCCTGGGATTCGGGCTGCACTTTCATAACCCGCCGCGTATGCGTCTTGCGACCGTCGAGAATGGCGCGAACCATATCGCCGTTGAATAAAACTGGGCGCTCTTTCATTCCATTTCTCCCTGATCCTGCACTGCGGCTGGAACTACACCGTCAACCGGCAGGCATTCATACTGGGGTGGCGACTGCTGCTGGTAGATATCCGCCAGGCAGTTTGATCGGTCCGGGTACACCCAACCCTGGGGCACATAATCGCAAGGCTGGTAGGTGTAGCAGACTAGGAGGAATAAACCGAACATCAGGAAGTCACCTCCCCGCCAAGAACTTCGGTCAGGTTGGCTATAAGTGCAGATAGCTCCCCGGTCATCAAAACAACATCAGCATCGAAGCGCATGGCAAAATCTTCACGGTCAATATCATCATTCTGCTCGAGCAACTGATCGCAAAACTTCAGCTTCTTGAGGCTTCCAGTGTCAGTAATGGAAAAGCTGATCCGTTCCTTCCACTCAAGGGCCAGCGTGGTAACAAGCTTTCCGGCCTCAATGTTTGTTGCCACCTCATCGCCGCACAGGTCTTGTTTTTTGCAGCTAATGGTCCCGCCTTCTTCCAGAATGGCTTTGAGTTGAGCCTCATCCTGCAGCAAGAAACCGGCTGGCGCCTTTCCAGATCTAACCCACTCGGTTAAAGTCAGCTCTATAGGGCTCTCCATCGTTAAAGGGGTGACCGGCAACGAGCCAAGGCTCTTACGTAGCAAGGCCAAGACATCTTCGGCACGTTTAGAGCTTGGCGAATCAACCACAATCAGGCCGTTAACGGTATCGATCCACATGAATACACTAGTAAAGCGGCTAAACGCGCGAGGTAGCAGGCTCTGCAAAGCCTCATCTTTCAGTTGGTCCCGCTCCGTCTTTTTCAGTTTGCGATGCTGTTCGCCTTCGATTTTTTCGATCTGCTTCTGCACTTCTTCTTTAATTACCGAAGCAGGAAGAATTTTTTCTTCTTTGCGAGCGCAAAGAATTACCTGGCCGTTAACGGCATGAAATAGCGACGTTCCGCGCTTTCCCATGGGGGAAATCCAGCCAGCTTTCGCCATATCCTGGCTGCTACATGGTGTAAGGGCGAACGGTGCCAGGTGGGTTTCAATAGTTTCAGGCGATAAATCAACATCCCGAGACAGGCGATAAATAAGGATATTTTTGAAAGTTAAATGGCTCACGATATTCTCCATCACTGATTTTCGGCAAAACAACTCCCTGCCAAGACTCGGCAATATTTCGCAGAAAATAGGTTGATATTAATTGGCAGGGATACCACTCATCGCCTGCCATATTTCTCCACACACCAGGTGGCGCACCGTTCCGGTTTTTCTTAGACTATCCAGGTTTAAGGGTCCGGACAGTACGCCACCTGATGTGTAAAAAGGGCGGCCAGGCCCATGAACATTGTCGTCACCTCTATTAAGTAGAAGTTAGGCGAGGCCGCCAAAGCTACACACAGCATTTAGTTGGTTGAGGTGGTCGGATTCGAACCGACGACTGCACTTTTTGGACCGGGTACCAGGAGGTTTGCAAACCTCTTTGATCCCCACGCTGGCCAGCACTCCATAGCCCGTTCTACCGCTGAACTACACCGCAACGGAGAGAGCACTGGGACCACTGCAACGGGTTATCGTTGCTCTTTTCCCTGGTGTGGGTGGCCCTTAGCGTTTCACGCTCACGGTCCCAATGCTCTTTCCTGTTGGGTGCCGGTTACTCTATCCGGCGAATGCGCTGCTATCAGCAAAGCGAGGAAGCAACATTCAGATTTAGGTTGTGGTGACCGGCGCTGATCTCCGGCATTGGTAGCAGGAATCGAACCTGCCTCTACCCACTTTGAGGGCGCTTTCACCAGATCGGCCTTACCAAATCGCTCGGTTCACCGGGCCTAGGAACCCCGTCACCCTTACTCTTTGCACATCAGCCTGTGCATTCACCACAACTGAAACGGCTTTATCTCCGGTTCTTTCGTCACGCTGTAAAACAGACCGCGTCCCCTAAAAACCGTTTCAGTTGGGTGCCGGTTACGTTTATCCGGCGGCCTGGGCCCGGTTTATCCCAAGGTAGGGGATAAGGTGTGTGGTGGGAGGAGTTGAACCCCCGGGCGGAGAGGTAGCCCGCCTATCACCGGATGCCACAACGAAAAGAGCACTGCCTTTGACCACCTTGCGCCGCGTTGCCCGTAACGTCGGCTCTGCGACCTCACTACCACGCCGCCAGCGGGAGTTACACAGGTGCTTGCCACATATCCGGTGCAGAGCTCTTATCGTTGTGTGCTCGTCTCTTCCGAGCTGTCATGCCGGTTGAACTCCCCGGCAAGGAGATTTGTGGTGCTGGGCTCACCGTAGTGGCTGGTACCTACGTCCTATTGCCGAACGGGGGTCGAGTCTTCCGACTGCGAACGGCCTCCCGCTTGAATCCGCATACAAACGTCTCTCCAACGCTTCACCACAACGGTCTGCTCACTCATGAGTGCTACCCCCACCGCTTCCAAAATTAATTAAAAGGGCGAATGAGCAGGCCGTTATGGGCCGGTTACCCGGCGGTATCGATCACTACAGCCACAGCTAGGGTGGCGAAGAACACAAGCCCGATCAGCATGCTGATCACCGTCGCCCGGCAGCCGCCCTTACTCACTTTCAACCTCTACAAACAGAGCAGGGGGTTGAAAGCCTTGGATGATGCTGACTGCCAATACTGAGGCCGCTGCCTTATCCACCGGGCCATGCGTCGCTACTTCGCGACCGTCAACAAACTCGGTGAAGAAGAACTGATCACCCTTCATTTCGAAGGTCCACATTTTATGCTTCAACACGAGCGCCTCCTTTCTGGGTTGCCGCGTCCACGAACGCAGACACCCCGGATTTTTTAACGACGAAGAACACCACCAGATCACCAGCCTTTGCGCCATCTTCTTCATACCCGGCGATGACGAAGGATTTAGCCAGTTGGCCACACAGCTTTTTGGTTGCTGCTGCTGGGCCTTCAACGCACATCAGGACAGCATTTTTGATGCCCAGATCGACGTCTGCAAAAAGGTCTGTTGTGCACTGGTAAGCTTTCATCATCGCGTTCCTACTCGTCAGCTTTGGCGATAAACAAATCCTGAATGACCTTCAGGGCCACCTTCGGCTTGTCGTTACACATTTCTTTGACCAGCTTTAGCAACTCCCGAGGCTTCATGTTGCGCTTGTCGGCCTGAGCCTTGAGCAGGGTGCTATCGATCTGCTTAAGGGCTTCCAGTGCTGCTGCCTTGTTGGTCTTGTAGTTGTCTTTCGCCACCCACATGGCCTCGGCTTTCGCTTCGCGCTGTTGCTTGTTGAACCGGTCGATCTCTGCATCGATGTTGCCCAGGCCGCGCTTGTTCAGGGGTAGGTTCAGGATGCCGTGGTCAAGTGCCATAACTACCTCGCTGCTCAGTTGTTGGCGGTGCGCCTTCGATGGGTTAAATATGCTACCTAATGTAGAATTCGTCAACAACAAAAAGTAGAAAATATTGAAAGTAGATTTTAACTAATTGAATTTAGACAACAAAAAAACCAGCTTTCGCTGGCTTTAGTTTTAGTAGAAGGAGAGGGGCGGGAGTTTGGTCAGGCGAAATCTACAAATTTCATGGGTAATTGTTTGATGAGTTTTCCAAAAATGTAGAGTTCGAACATCTCATTTTCTTCAATGGTAAACGGTGGGTAGCGATCGTTATCGGAAATAACCGCCAGGCGTCGGCCTTTTACACGCTGAAGGCGCTTGACGAAGGTAGCATCTTCAAAGCAGAAAACGTACACGCCATCGCCATTGAAATGGTCGACCTTGGAATCGATAAACAGTAGATCCCTTGGGTTTAACGTTGGCATCATGCTGTCGCCATCAACGTTCATAATCCTGATCCCGTCGAGGTTTTTTCTGCCAAAAAGTTCGTAGATCCTCTCTTTCGGAATTTCTATAGATCTGATTACTTCAGGGAAATCACGGTTTATATAACCACTGCGGCCTGCGCTGGCATACACTTCCAGCTGCTCGAGCTTTTCCGCATCATGACCCACAGGCAGTGCCTCCCCGACACCATAGTCAAGGAACGGCATTGTTACCCCGAAGTGCTTCGCAATTTTCTCCAGCTTTTCATCCCTGGGCTTTGCTGTGCCTAACGTATAGCGACGGGCCATCTCATATGAGACCCCGCTGATATCTTTAAGTGCATTCACGTCCACCCCCTCTTCTCTCATTAGGGAGTTTAGACGATCTGCGAAGTCTTGATACTTTGATTCGTTTTCTACCATAAGTAGAAGATTAGCCGGACTCATGACATTCGTCATTTCTATTTTAAGTTGATTAAATGGGCTACTATAAGTAGTATTTGAATGTGACTACTTTAGGAGGCTCTTATGCCGCAGGAATTCAAGAACATCACTGAGCAAGCTGTGAAGGCTGTCGGAAACATTTCAGCAGTTTCGCGCCGCTTTGGCTTTCGTTCAGTTCAATCCGTTGCTAACTGGATAGAAAAAAACCACGTTCCTTCTGAGCGTGTTATCCAACTTTGCGAGATGGGTGGCTGGTCAGTTTCCCCGCACGATCTTCGACCAGACCTTTATCCGAACAAAGGTGACGCATTACCGAAGCCAAGTGCAGCCAAACCATTTCCCAAACAAATTTAAGTCTCGGGTGAAGACTAGCTCGATGGTTCAGTGAAAGTAACTACCAAAAGGAAAACAACATGGTAGAGCAAAACTTGAAAGACGTTGTGAAGAGCATGTGCAAGGCAGTAGCTGGTGGCCGCTCGGCTATGGCCGGTGCCCTTGGCATGACGGATACCACCTTCACCAACAACCTCTACGAGAAGAACGGTTGCCGCTTCTTTGAGATTAGCGAACTGGAAGCCATGGAGGATATTTCGGGCACTAACCTGCTTACGGAATATTTTGCCCGGCGCCGTGGGTTGCTGGTGGTCGAGATCCCTGTGTTCGAAGAATTGGACCAGGTGGAGCTGTTCAGCAAAAGCATTCGCACGGCAGCACGTCGCGGCCATGTGGATCAGATCATTCAGGAGTCGCTTACTGATGGGGTTATTGATGAGAAAGAAGCCGATGAAATCATGCGCTATCACCGCAAGCATCTGCAAGCGCGTGACGCCGAGGTTAGAGCGATATTGGCGCTGTTTGGCAAAAAAGCCAAGGGTCAGAAAGGTTGACGCCCAAAGGTTGCAGCCTCTGGGCGTCGGGTGCGAATTAAATCAGTGTGTGGAGAAATAAATCGCATGAGCATTGTAACCAGAAATTCAACAGTACCGCAAATGCGCTGCCGGGCAATGACTGGCGGTAATTCTGCGATGCCGTTTCGGTATGAGGTCAATGTACTTGGCCAGTGGATCGCCAGCAACTACCAGTTTGCGCGCTGGGTGGTAGATAGCGGCAAGTGGTTAGCTCGTGAACGGGAGGGCGTATGAATACTTTGATCACTTCGGTAACGCCAACCATGAGCAGCCTTGAAATTTCACGCCTTCTGGAGTCTCGGCATTCGGATGTCTGCACCACTATTGACCGATTGGTTAAGAGGGGGGCTATTGCGGGGTATGCGGCAGTGCCGTACACCCACCCGCAGAACGGCCAGCAGTACCATCAGTACCATATCAACAAGCGTGACAGCTATGTTGTGGTTGCTCAGCTTTCCCCGGAGTTTACCGCCCGTCTGGTTGATCGGTGGCAGGAATTGGAGAACGCTGCGCCAGCAGTTCCCCAATCTTTGCCCGAGGCGCTCCGCTTAGCCGCCGACATGGCCGAGCAGAATGCAGCCCTTGAACAGAAGGTACAGGCTGACGCGCCAAAGGTGGCGTTCGTGGACAACTACGTGGATGCCAGCGGCTCAAAGAGCCTGCGTGAAACGGCCAAAGTCCTGAACATGCCTGAGAAGGCCATGATCGACGCCTTGGTACGTGACAAGGTGCTTTTCCGCATGCCAGGCAAGTCTGGCAACCTCATGCCTCATGCTCTTAAGCAGCGTGAAGGATTGTTCAGCGTAAAAACTGGCACGTCTGATTTTGGTCACGCCTACACCCAAACCCGGGTAACACCACGCGGTATCCAGTGGATCGCCGATCGCTATTCCTCCGAACTGAGGGGCAGCTGATGACTACTCTGGCTATTCAGGCCCATCACCATTACCGCGACCGCAATCACGTTGTAGTGCTGGTCCACGGCATTGATCAGGAAAACCAGACCGTTACCTATAGCCCGGTCGGTTATTCGTGGGAGATCACCACTGCGCTGATCATCTTCCGTTCACGCTTTTTCAGGTTTGTATTATGAGCACAAAATTAACCGCATACGTGTGGGACGGCTGCGCGGCGGCGGGCATGAAATTATCCATGGTGGCCATCATGGCGCGCCTGGCGGATTTCTCGTCTGACGAGGGCTTATGCTGGCCTTCCACCAAGACCATTGCCCGGCAGATCGGCGCGAGCGAGAGCACGGTAAGCGCAGCACTGGCAAAACTTGTGGAAGAAGGCTGGATTAGCCGCCAGCAGCGCCGCAAGGGTAACCGCAATACCTCAAGCATGACCCAACTGAACGTAGATAAACTGCGTGCTGCTGCTAACTTTCACCCTCCAGAATCTGACACCTCAAAATCTGATACATCAAAATTTGATACCTCAAAATCTGACCCGTCAGAATCCGGCAAAAACGGGACTTTTGACCCTCCAGAATCTGGATACGATCCGTCAGTAAATTCAAAACAAGATCCATCAGTATTAAAACCTGTTGGTCAACTGGCTGCGCCAGCCGACGAACCGCAGGAAGATTCTTTGAAAATCGATTATCAGGCTGTGCTGAAAACCTTCCACGACACACTGCCAGAACTGCCACAGGTTCTCAAAGTGACCGAAGCCCGTCGCAAAGTGCTGCGCAAGCTGTGGAAAGAGTACGACCTGAACATCGAGAAGTGGGGCGCTTACCTGCGCTACATCGCCAAGAAGTGCCGCTGGATGCTGGAAGACCGCCCGGATACCACCAGCGGTAAGACATGGCGCAAGAAGGATTTCGACTACCTGATCACCGAGAAATGCTACCTGTCGGTCAAGGAAGAACGGGCCAACGACCTGCCGAAAGTCGAGAGACTGGACACCGCTGCCCGGGACGATGCTTACACCCGCCTGATATCCCAGCGCCGAAAGCCACGTAACGAGATCGAGGAGATAGCCCAGAAAATGGCTGGTTCCCTGGGTCGCATGACCGACTACGACGCCCGCCGGGCATGGACAGGCATTTGGGCACAAGCTGTGGCTCAGGCCAGTGAGAACGATCTGGGGAGGTTGGCAGGATGAATTTCTATTGTGAAAATCTAACCGCTTTGCGTACCAAGCCAGAGCACATGTTGAAAGAAGTTGGCGATCAGTGGTGCACTCCCGATCCGTTGTTCTGGGGTATCAATGCCATGTTCGGGCCGCTTGTTCTGGACCTGTTCACTGATGGCCAAAACAGCAAGTGCCCGGCGTACTACACCGCCGAAGATAATGCCTTGACCCAGAACTGGTCAGAAAAGCTGGCAGACCTGCATGGTGCCGCCTTTGGCAATCCGCCATATTCCCGCGCCCAGCAGCACGAAGATCAGTACATCACCGGCATGGTGCACATCATGGCCCACGCGATGGCTATGCGTGAACTGGGAGGCAGATATGTTTTCCTGATCAAAGCAGCAACCTCAGAAACCTGGTGGCCAGAGCATGCTGATCATGTCGCTTTCATCCGGGGCCGAGTCGGGTTTGATGTGCCGAAGTGGTTTGTGCCAGCGAATGCAAAGCAGGTGCCCACCGGCGCATTCTTTGCTGGGGCGATCGCCGTGTTCGATAAGGCATGGCATGGCCCGGCCACCAGCTATGTGAGCCGCACCCAGTTGGAAAATATGGGTGAAGCCTTTATGGCGCAGATCCGTCGCGAGGCCGAGCGCTTGGCACCACAAATCCAACCCCAAAATATTCCAGAAAATATTCAGCCGGAAACCGGCAACACCGTTTGGCCGCAGGAAGTTAATTTCCTGTTTGACCAGGTGGACACCGCCAGCAGTTTGCCGGAGCACCTGCAGAACAAACTGCGTAGCCACATAAACCGCATGAAACTGGAAGGCACACCAGCCGAAGCCATTATCCAGACCGCAACCACCTTAACCGCCGCAATGGGAGCCACAGCATGATCCGTGAACTGATAGTAGATAATTTTGCTGGCGGCGGTGGGGCGAGTACCGGCATTGAGATGGCCACTGGGCGCAGCGTTGACATTGCGATTAATCACGACGAAAACGCTATTGCGATGCACGAAACCAACCACCCCGATACGCTTCACTACTGCGAGTCCGTCTTTGATATCGATCCGGTAGCTGCGACCGCAGGGCAACCCATCGGCCTTGCATGGTTCAGTCCTGATTGTCGTCATTTCAGCAAGGCCAAGGGCAGCGCGCCGGTTAAGAAAGAAATTCGCGGCCTTGCTTGGATCGTTATCCGCTGGATATTAAAGGCCCGCCCTCGGGTAATCCCGCTGGAAAACGTGGAAGAATTCAAGACGTGGGGGCCGTTGGTCACCGACGAAAACGGCAATAATTACCCATGTCCTGCCCGTGTAGGGGAAACATTCGCAGGATTTGTGGCAATGCTGACCACCGGCATAGAAGCAGATCACCCGGCGCTGGCCGAATGCTGCGACATTTTGGGCATTGAAGTGGGTAGTGACGATCACAACCGGCTGATTGCCGGTCTGGGTTATGTTGTCGATTACCGTGAGCTGCGGGCCTGTGACTATGGCGCGCCAACCATCCGTAAACGCTTCTTCATGCTGATGCGTCGCGACGGGCGGCCAATTGTCTGGCCAGAGCCTACCCACGGGGATCCGAAATCGCTGGAAGTCCAAAGCGGCAAGCTGAAGCCATGGCGCACCGCGGCGGAGTGCATTGATTGGTCTATTCCTTGCCCGAGTATCTTCGAGCGCAAGCGACCGCTGGCCGAAAACACCTTGCGCCGTATTGCCCGCGGCATTCAGCGCTTTGTTATCGATAGCCCGGCGCCGTTTATCGTGAAGTGCAACCATACCAGCACTAAAACGGTCTACAACTGTTTCCGTGGCCAGTCACTGGCTGAACCACTGCAGACGATCACGAAAACCCATGGTTACGCGCTGGTATCGCCACACATCACCAAGTTCCGCACCGGAGCCACCGGACAAGAATGTGACGAGCCGCTTTCCACCATCACGGCGGGTAGTTCCGAGCGGCCAGGCGGTAATGGGCATGCTATGGGAATGGTTGAGGCGAAATTGGCCCCGTTTATCGCTGGTGCTGGCGGCCCTAAATACTCCGCGAAACCGCGATCTGTAGATCAGCCGATGCATACGCTGTGCAATACAAACCATTCCTGTGTTATTGCGCCAGTCATTGCCCGCATTGGCCAGACAGGATTTGGTGGTGATCGCCTGGCCTATGAGGCAGACAAACCGCTAACAACAGTCACGACTAAAGCAGAGCACCTGGTGGTAGCTCCGCTCATTGCGCGCCAGTTCGGCAACAGCGTAGGGCATGCTGTAGATGAGCCAAATGGCACGATCACTGCTGGCGGTGGTGGCAAAAGCCAGTTGGTGGCTACGTTCCTGGCCAAACACTTCGGCGGCAACTATACCGGTCCGGGCTCTGATCTGGCCAGTCCTTTGCATACGGTGACGACAACCGATCACAACTCTCTGGTCACATCCAACCTTATCAAGATGCGCGGTACCAACATTGGCCAGGAAGTCACAGCACCGCTGCAGACGGTAACCGCCGGTGGCAATCACTTTGGTGAGGTTCGCGCCTTCCTGCTGAAATACTACGGCAACGAGAAAGAAGGGGTAAGCCTCGCGGATCCACTGCACACCGTCACAACCAACGACCGCTTTGGCCTGGTCACGGTAGAGGGCATCGATTACCAGATCGTTGATATTGGCATGCGTATGCTGCAACCGCATGAGCTTTACGCTGCTCAGGGTTTCCCATCCTGGTATATCATCGATCAGGACTACAAGGGCAAGAAATACGCGAAGGATAAACAAGTAGCCCGCTGTGGCAATGCGGTACCGCCTCCATTTGCTGAAGCGCTGGTCCGTGCCAATCTACCGGAAATGTGTGTACCACGCCGGGAGGTGGCTGCATGAAGATGCTGCTCACTCCTTACGTGCAGCGTGATCTGGGCGTGGTGCTGCTGCGCCCTGGTCGGGATCTGCTCCATTACTTCACCGGCCGTGCGCGGCTGCTGATTGCCAGTGAGCCTGCAGAGCTTAATCCATTGCCGTCCGGGTTGGTGCCGGTGGCCAGCCAGCACCTTGCCGCTGATCCACGCCTTTCCTCTTTCTTCTCCAATAAGCGGGTTCTTGTTGCCGCTGGTGGCATTAATGCGCTGGTGGACTGGCTAGACCGGTCGAACGAGTGCCAGTGGCACGCTCCCGCTGACGATTATCACGATCGGAACATGAGCACGCTGCGGTACGGCGATGGCGCAGTTCGCCTGTGTTGGCATCACGAACACACTCTGGCCGAGCAGACGTTACCGGCCCTCGATGATCTGGCCATCAGGAACGTGGCGGATTTCATCCTGTACCGTGCCCGTACGCATTTCCGCTTTGACGAAAACCACCAACTGAGCCTGCCGGAACTGTGCTGGTGGGCTGTGATGGAGCAGGTTTCCGACCTGTTGCCGGACTCTGTGGCTAGGTTCTCTCTGCGCCTGCCACCAGCAGAGGTTCTAACCGGTACCCGAAGAGAGGCGGATATCACCTGGGAGCGCGCACCAGTCGAAGTCATCAATGACTACGTGGAGCAGATTAAGCCGGTGCTGGCGGTCGACATCGATCCCGAGCCACCAGCAGGTTTCATGCTGCGGCCCAAGATGAAGCGGTGGGAGTGCGAGAAGTACACCCAGTGGGTTAAATCGCAGGTGTGTTGTTGCGGTTGCGGGCGCCCGGCGGATGACCCGCACCACATCATCGATCAGGGCTTCGGCGGTACCGGCACCAAACCACACGACATATTCGCCATTCCTCTCACCAGGGAGTGCCACAACAAGTTGCATGACAATGTGGCGGCATGGGAGGCCGAACACGGCAGCCAACTTTATCACCTGGCGCGTACCCTCGATCGGGCGTACGGCCTCGGGGTAATCGTCACAGCAAATAAGCGCGGGGCAAAAAAATGAATCAGCAATATCTAGAGTATGTTCGCGGCGCTGTATCGTTGGCCCTGGCCGATATCCACGGGATGACCAAAGGACAACTGGCCGCATTCGAGAGTGCGGCACTGGCGCACACCACGCGGTTCAAGCGTCAGCGCCACCGCACGGTGGTAGTTGGCAACCGCAAGGTGTGCCCGGAAACCGATCCTATTCATTGCCCCGAAACGCGCACCAGGGTTAGGCCATTCCCGCCTTTACATGAATTAACATATTGCACCAGCTCATGGCGCCGGGCGGTCAGCGTTCTGGATACGCCGCAGCATGCCTGGATCCGTTACTGTTACGCGCATGACCTTAACTTTGATGGGCAGGTTGCTATATGTCGGTATGTCTGGGCTGATTTTTTGTCTGGTATGCAGGGCAAGAAAATGACCGGCAAAGTTCTAAAGCGGATAGAAAGCCTGGTATGGCTGGCTGTTCAGCAGAGGGCCAGTGAATACGGATCATTGCAAGGCTGCGGTATCTACCAATACGCCAAGCTGGCTGAGCTAACGGGTGTGCAGCGCAGTAACTGGCAGATGCATTACGCTGAGCATTGGGAGTGCATTTTGCAGCTGGTTACTGCTCTGGATGCCAATGCACTGCATTGTGTTGTTGGTCACAGAATTGCGAGAAAGCAACTTTTAACAGCATGATGCTTGCAAAAGTGAACAAAATAGGCCATATTTTATGTGATTTTGATATTTTGCCAATATTGCAATTGGTGCAAAGGACCTCGCTTCGGCGGGGTCTTGTCGTTTCTGGAGGTTGTATGCCTGATTATATGAATTCTCTCCTTCCCATCATTTCATTGGCATTCTCGTGCTTTGGGTTGGGGTTTACCATCGGCTACTTCCGTGGAAAAGACCGAAACTAATTCGTACTGCCACGATCGTCTTGAGAGAACGGCAGCGCAAAGGGGATTTACATGTCCCAGATGAACCCGGCGCGAAATAAATCAGGGCCACAATTTGATTCTGCGATAACTGCGGTTGATCGCCCCGTATCAGTAAGCGGGTTAATTCAGGGCTGCGCTGTTGCGTGGCCTTTTTTATTTTACGCCCGGCGTCTTGCTGAGCGACACAGCAAAGGAGCCATTACATGAGCGAGCCGATCTCGGGAAGTGGGGCGGCAGCAGCGACAGTTACCGGCGTCACATTAGTTGGGCTGTTTTCCAATCTGGACCCTGCTGTAGTGATTGGGGCATTTGCCGGGGCGGCAGTTTTCGTTATGTCATCCAGTGAGTTCTCTCTTCTCAAAAAGATATGGATGTTTGTCTTATCGTTCCTAACTGGCATGTTTTCAGCTGCTTTTTTTGCAGATGTTATTGAAGCCTGTTTATCCGTGATGCCGGGCAACCACATCGAGGTCGATGACACCATCGGTGCTTTGGTCGGTGGGGCTGTGGCCGTCAGGTTGCTGATGATGCTGATCGCTAAATCATCAGACCCAAATGCACTGGATATCATCAGGCGGCGAGGGGGACCCGATGAATGATTACCTGCTGACGGTTAATGCGATTGTCTGTGCTGCTATTTCCTTGCGCCTGTTGGCCTACAGCCGAAACGGCGCTACACACCGACCTATCGCGTCGTTTTTTGCCTATTTGCTGATAGTGGCCAGCGCCTCGGTGACGATCCGGACGCTAACTGGCGACTACTTCAATGCCAACTGGTCGGAAACTCTGATCAACATAGGCTTCTGCGTTGCTGTTTGGACTTCCCGCGGCAACATCATGCGCCTGGCGAAACCTCTCCAGAGAAAACACTCATGACCCAAGAACAATTTCAGCAGGCGGCTGGCATCAGCGCCGAACTGGCTGCGCGCTGGTTTCCGCATATCGACGCCACTTTTAAAGAGTTCGGCATCACATCAGTGATCGAGCAGGCGATGTTCATTGCGCAGGTTGGGCACGAATCCGGTGGCTTTACCGCTTCGGTTGAGTCGTTCAACTACGGTGTGGCGGGTTTAAAGGCGACGTTCGGCCACCGCCTATCTGCCGAGCAGTGTTCTATGCTGGGCCGCCAGCCAGGGGAAAAGGTGGTGCCCGCCAACCGGCAGGCAGCGATCGCTAACCTGGTCTATTCCAACCGCATGGGCAATAAAGCGGCCGGTGACGGCTGGAAATACCGAGGGCGTGGGCCAATGCAGATCACCGGTCTGGATAATTACCGCGCCTGCAGCGCAGTGCTGAAGGTTGACCTGGTACTGGTGCCCGAGTTGCTGGAGCAGGACTCCTACGCAATGCGCTCCGCCGGCTGGTTCTGGGCGGCAAACAAATGTGGCAAGTACGGTGCCGACGTAGAGAAGGTCACGAAGATCATCAACGGCGGCCTGAATGGCCTCGATGACCGCACCGCTCGTTATCAGCGCGCACGCAAGGTGTTGTCATGATGAAGTATGGCCTGGTTGGATTACTTTTTCTGGCTATCAGCCTGGGAGGGGTTAGCGCCGTACTCAACCACAGGCTCGATAATGCCAATGAGGAAAACCAGAAGCTTAGCAAGGCTAACAAAGACCTCAACAAGGCGGTGTCAGATCGTGATGAAACGATCACCGGGCTAAAAGGGTCAATCGACGCTGACCGGCGAGCGACCGAGGAGCAGCTCAAGATTGAACAGCAGAAGAGGGCCAAGGCCGATGCTGAAAACGGAAAATTACGCAAGGCGCTGGAGTATAGTGACGCTGGCAATCAGCCTTTGCCTGATGATGTTAAGCGTATCCTGCGCCGAGAGGATACGGCCCCCGCCAGCGCCCCCTAAGCTGATCTACGTGTACCCGCCCGCTGTACTGCTCCAACAATGCAAACAGACCCCGTTCACCGGCAACACGTTCGGCGATGCGGTGATATCGCTACAGGTGGCACAGAGCGAGTTGGACGTGTGCGCATCGCGTATCGATGGATTAATAAAGTGGCAACGGGAAAAAGGCAGAAATGAAGCTAAAGAAGCCGGTCATAAAATTTGATGTGCTCAACGGCACGTATACCTGCGTGTCTGTAGAGCGCACGCCTGGTGAACTGTGCTTCATAACCGGAAATGGTAGCACTCCAAAGGCAGCCTTCGAGGAGTGGAAAATAACCAGCAATTACTACATCAGAGCGGAGGAGGCGGAGGCATGTTCTTAATTCCTTGTGCATTGCTGACGGCGCTCAGCCTGATGCTGATTGCTAAACACATTCACATTGCAGGTGGGAACTCTCAACGCCTGGTTTGAAGGAGCATAGGTATGTTCGCAATCGCATGTTCATTACTGGCGTTGGCCATCAGCGTCATTGCTGTTTGGCGAAGTGGTAGACCGAAGGTTGTTTTTGACCAGGAAAAATTGAAGAGGGCTTTAAACAAGCAATATTTCATTTCTCAGCTAGAGAAGGCTGGCCGTAATCCGCCACCGCCGGTAGATTTCAAAAAGCCTGAGCCTACCCCGGCGCCGCCAGCGATGCGATATAACACAAAAAACCCAATACCGCACGATGACCCGTGGGATTCGAATCATCCTTGCCATGACATCCACATTGGCGATCCGGGCATGTAGCGAGACTTGGTGATCACCAGTTTCACGATACTGGAAACCCACATCTCAGTCCTGATGTCAATGGGGGTAGTGAATGTTATTTTTTTACATACCAGAAGATTGGGAGTTCCCTGAATGGGAAACCGATAACAAGACTCCTCATCACTGGCACAACTATGTAAGTGAAGAGGTTAGGTCAATTTGGGATGCGTTTTCGCAAGATCAAAAGCAAAAACTGTCATCTTGCTTTGTGTCGATTTCAATGAACGAAGAGTGGGAGTAAGCATTACAGGTGGCATTCGCTGGGTGCCACCGCTTCTTTAACATCACCGCGCTATCGCAAGCGCATATCAACCGAGAGCCTATAGAAAGTGAGCCTGAGAACAGCCGTTAAGGTGGCGACCTCTCTCGGGCGGCTTTTCTATGCGACAGGCTCCTTTTCTATAGAGAACGCAATGCTAAATCCAACAAATGTAGAAGGGGCGTGATCATGGATGCCCAGAAAGAAAACAGCCTAAAAGCGGATGGAGTCAAAATGGTTATCGATATTCTTAGCAGCGCTGTTAAGGATATGGACAGGAACTTCCTCACTCGCATTGGTAGAACTGCAAACATTGAAATGTGTAATCGCATGATCCGTAGTATGCGGATACTGGAGGCAGCTATACGCCGCGGCGAACACTCGAAGAAATAATCAGGCTATAATCCCCTAAACCAGGAGGATTGCCAGATATGTCTTATAATCTCGCCGATTTACCAAAAGAAGAAATGGATAAGGTCAACGTTGATCTTGCTGCCAGTGGCGTTGCTTACAAGGAACGGATGAACATGCCGGTGGTACCAGCAGAGGTGGCTTCACAGCAACCTCTGCATCTTCGTGAATACTTTCTTGAGCGGTTGGCTCACTATCGTGACGTGAGTAAGCAACTACCAGGTGGAAGCGCGCCGGTGTACCAGCAAATGGCAGAAGCCAACGGCAAGAAGTAAAAGTCGATCATCACCAAGATAACCCGCTACGGCGGGTTTTTTAATGCCTCAAATTCAGCCATCAACCTGGTTACCGGGCTGGTGGCTTTTTCATACCACCAATACGAGATACCACTATGTACACATTGAAAATAGTAACCCAAGGGCAGAATGAGATAGGGGATGCGGTTAAGCGTTGGGAGTACAAAAGAGAGGGCCGCCAACTGCACGTTGTCACTGCTGATAACGAAAGCAATGTGGTAGACCTCCAGCCCGGCGATACCGCTTACCTGGTCAACAGTAATAACCGCACCGTGGCGACCTATACCAATTCGGCTCTGCATGATAAGCAGACCGTTGGCATAACGGCATGAAAGTAATGGCCTGCGTTGCAAGCGGGCCATCACTGAACAGCGAGGACTGCCTGGCCCTCCGGTTATCTGGTATTGAATCGATAGCCGTCAATAGCACCTGGCGCGCAGTTCCATTCAGTATGGCCATTTGCGCCGGTGACGGTGATTGGTGGGATCGTAATGCTGGGGAAATCCCTGCTGGCATGCGCAAGTTCTGTTTCATCCCGGCGGTGGCGCGGCGGCACTCGCTTGAATACTTCCGCGGCATCACGCCAGCACCTCACAACTCAGGGCAAAGAGCTATAGAGCTTGCTTACACCCTCGGCGCCCGGCGGATCATCCTGCTGGGCTATGACTGTTCACTGCAGGCCGGTATCCACTGGCATGGCCCGCACGAAGGTATGCGTAACCCCACAGCCACCAGCATTGCAGGGTGGAAACGTGAGTTCTTTAAAACGCGCCTGGCTTTGCATGATGCCGACATTATCAACTGTTCCCGCCATACCGAACTGGGGTGCTTCCGGAGCGCCAGCCTTCAGGAGGTACTGTGACAATTTTATTTTTTGAAGGGATGTTTGGCCTTGGTGACAACATCTATCAGCGCCCGTTCCTGCGGTACTTTCCTGGCGCCTACATCCGGACACCGTGGCCAGAACTTTATCAGGGGTTGAATGTTCGCTGTGTCCGATCGGGAACAGGACTGCGTACCCAGGGTAAGAACGAGCGACGGACGGATTACCGTTTCCATACTCCACCGCCGTTGGCGTTAAGGCGGCGGATTGCATACGGCCCACAGGAACTGGCCAGCGGCGGCATCATCCAGGCATTCAGAAAGCAGTTCATTGTGGGCCAACCCTTGCGGTTTGACCTGCCGAGCTTTAACGATCACCACCCGATGATTCCGGCTAACCGCCGTGTTGTTGTCATCAGGCCAGGAACGATCAGAACAGAATGGGCCAGCGCCTCACGTAACCCCGAACCAGCCTACCTATGTACCGCGGCCAAGCTGTTACGCCAGCAGGGCTTCTTTGTGGTTAGTGTGGCTGATATCGAGGTTGGTCAGGAATGGATCGTAGGGCCAAGCCCCGAAGCGGACCTGAAACTGCATAGCGGTGAGCTGAGTGTTACCCAACTGTGCACCCTGTATGAGCACGCAGCAGCAGTGGTAAGCCCTGTTGGCTTTTCAATACCGATGGCGATCGCCTACAAGACACCGCTGTTTGTTGTAGCCGGTGGCCGCGGTGGCCATAACGCACCCCGCATAGTGACCGATCAGGAAATGGATTTGAGCAAAACGCGCTGGGCGATCCCAGATAATTACTGTCAGTGCACTCGCGCTGATCACCGATGCGATAAACGCATCAGTAACTTCGAAAGCAAATTCACCGGGTGGTTGAATGAAATCGTTCTTGAATGAATTAAGCAATGGCCTGGTGTGGCTGCCTGAGTTGGGCATGGGTCGCTACCCGGTGCCCGAGGCCCGGCCATATGACCATGGTTACTTCGATCGTTATCAGAAGCTGGCAGACACCCCGCTAGGCCACCAACTCACAATGGCTCGCCTGCAGCTGGTAGCGCGCCATTATCAGGGTACTGTTCTTGATGTGGGTATTGGTGCCGGTCAGTTCGTCAGTGCCCGTCCTGATACCTGGGGTTATGACGTCAATCCTGCTGGTGTTGAGTGGCTGAAGAAGTTGGGCAAGTGGGCCAACCTTTACGATGCCTGGCTGCCGGAAGACCGCTTTCCGGCGCTTACGTTCTGGGATGCGTTGGAACACATCGATAAGCCAGAAGATGCGGTGGCTAAGGCATCCGAGTGGGTGTTCGTCTCCATCCCCATCTTCAATGGTGCTGAGCACATTCTATCCTCGCGGCATTACCGCAAGGACGAGCACATATGGTACTGGACGCACGATGGCCTGATCCGTTGGTTCGCTGAACAGGGGTTCATCTGCGTTGAGCACAACACCTGTGAAAGCATGCTGGGCCGTGATGGCATCGGCAGTTACGCATTCAAGCGAGCAGAACTATGAAGCTTCAGTTAGCGAAGATATACCGATGCGATACCTTCTTTGGGTATGGCGTTGCAGTTGATGGTGTATTGGTTGAACAACAGATCAACACAAACATCATCAGCAGCGCCAATGAATTGCCGATCATCAATGTGCAGTTCACGTTGAGAGCTGAGCAGGTCGAAGACCCGATAACGATCACATTGGAATAACCATGGCACGACTAAAGACATTGCAGCCCAGGGTCAAGGTGCAGGACACACGGCGCATCCAGCCCATGGTAGTTGCTGATACCCGCATTACTGGCTATGCCCTGCAGCAGCGGCGCATGCGGATATGGAAGCGGGACCCATGCTGCACCCAGTGTGGTCGTGTGACTGAATACCCTCATGGCTTCGACCTGGACCACATCGTGCCCCTCTATATGGGTGGTGAAGACAGCGATGCCAACTGCCAGATCCTTTGCAATGGGCCTGATGGATGCCATGGGAAGAAGACCAAGCAGGATATGAATCATTCGCAATAGTTCAATGTGAAATGATATCCATTCCCAACAAGTGGTTTCATTGTGAAATCATTTCAATTCGAATGATATTGATTATCATTTTCGATTTCAAAGTGAAATAATATCATTTGCAATGATAATTATTATCATTTGATGCCGGGGGGGGATAAACAATTTTTCGGGCAAAATAACCGCGAAACCTCGCCCCCTCTCACGCGCAGAAAAAATCCCCTTTGGAGGGTATAAACATGTTAACAGGGCAGAAGCGCAAATTTGCCATCGCGCTGATGTCCGGCTCCACTCAGGCCGCCGCTGCCATCAAGGCGGGGTACTCTGAGAAATCGGCGCGTTCCAAAGGCTCGCAGCTGAATAAAGACCCGGATGTCATCGCGTTTATCAATTCAAAACGAGGTGAAGTTACGGTAACCGCTGATCAGCCGCAGCCAAAGAGCGAGCAAGTAAAAGAGAGCAAAGCACCTGCTCAGTATGAAGACCCGCTGGATTTTCTCCGATCGGTTATGAACGACACGGGCAAAGATATCGATACCCGAAAGGATGCCGCCAAGGCGATGCTTCCTTATATCCATCCCAAGAAAGGCGAGGGCGGAAAGAAAGACGCTCGAAACGCTGCTGCACAAGTTGCTGCCGGGCGTGGAAAGTTTGGCGCGATGGCGCCGCCAAAGCTGGTGGTCAACAACAAGGGGTAATCCATGGCTGAGTGGTCAACGGCCTGCACTGACTGGGCAAAGAGGTTGGTGGAGAAAGCCTCGATCATTCCGCCACCGATCTTCAAAGACCAGGCAGACCAGGCACTATCCATATTCAAAGAGCTGCGTGTGTCAGACCTGCCCGGCAAGCCAACGTTTGGCGAGTGCTCCGAGCAATGGGTGTTTGATTTCGTCAGTGCTATTTTTGGCGGGTACGAAGCCGAAACCGGCAAGCAGCTGATCCGTGAATACGGGCTGCTTATCTCCAAGAAGAATACCAAATCGACAATTGCCGCGGGCATCATGCTGACGGCGCTCATACTTTGCTGGCGGGAGGATGAAGAACACCTGATTCTGGCGCCAACAAAAGAGGTTGCCGATAACAGCTTCAAGCCTGCCGCTGGCATGATCCGGGCAGATGATGAGTTGTCTGATATGTTCCAGATTCAGGACCACATCAGAACGATTACCCATCGCGTTACTCGCAACACTTTGAAAGTCGTAGCGGCCGATACCGATACGGTCTCCGGTAAGAAAGCTGGGCGTGTGCTGGTGGACGAACTTTGGCTTTTCGGTAAGCGTGCCAACGCCGAGGCCATGTTCATGGAGGCGCTGGGTGGTCAGGTGTCGCGTGATGAGGGTTGGGTAATTTACCTCACAACCCAAAGCGATGATCCGCCGGCGGGCGTGTTCAAGGATAAATTGGGTTACTGGCGTGATGTTCGTGATGGCAAGATCCCAGATCTTAAGACGCTGGGCATCCTGTATGAGTTCCCCGATCACATCATTGAATCCAAGGGCTACTTGCAGCCTGAAAACTTCTACATCACCAACCCCAACATTGGACGTTCTGTCAGCGCCGAGTGGCTGGTTGACGAGCTGAAGAAAAACCAGAACAAAACCGGCGGCACGCTGCAGCAGTTCTTGGCGAAACATCTCAATGTCGAGATGGGTCTCAACTTGCGCAGCGACCGCTGGGCAGGCGCCGAGTTCTGGGAAGCCCAGGCACGTAAAAACGTCAGTTTCGAAGAAATTCTGGATCGGGCTGAGGTGGTCACGGTCGGCATCGATGGCGGTGGGCTGGATGACTTACTGGGTATGGCGGTCGTTGGCCGGGATAAAACCACGCGTGAGTGGCTGGCCTGGACGCATGCCTGGGCGCACCAGTCGGTGCTTGATCGGCGTAAAAGTGAGGCGTCAAAGCTGATGGACTTCGTTGCTGCCGGTGATCTTACCCTGGTTGAGTTTCTTGGCCAGGATACCCAGGAGGTGGCCGAGCGGGTTTCCATGATCGAGGCGGCGGATTTACTCGACAAGATCGGCGTGGACCCATCGGGTATTGGCGCAATTTTGGATGAGTTGGTCGCTGCCGAAATCGATCAGGAAAAAGTGGTAGGCATCAGCCAGGGTTGGCGCCTTGGCGGCGCGATCAAGACTACAGAAAGAAAGCTTGCTGAGGGCGGGCTGATCCATGGTGGCCAGCCTTTGATGGTTTGGTGTGTAGGTAACGCCAAGGTTGAGCCACGCGGCAACGCCATCCTCATTACAAAGCAGGTCAGCGGTGCCGGGAAGATTGACCCATTGATGGCCCTGTTTAATGCCGTTTCCCTGATGGCGCTAAACCCGGCCGCCAAGCTGAGAGATTTCCAAGTCCATTTCATTTGATAGAACACATCAAAAACACACCCGCTTCGGCGGGTTTTTCCGTTTCAGGAGGTCAGTAATGACTGATAAGACGCAGAAACGCGCCTACAGCCTCATGACGCTCAAGGCCGTTAACGAGGAACTGCGTGAAATTACCGGCATTGCGTCAACACCAACACCAGATCGTTACGGCGACGTCATGGAGCCAACCGGCGCGAAGTTTCGCGAAAGTACCCCATTCCTTTGGCAGCACGACCGGTCTCAACCGATCGGCAACTGCACACCGTCGCTGGTGAAAGAGGGGATCCAGATCACCGCCAGGTTGGTGAAGCCAACACCGGACATGCCGTCACAACTGGCCGCCCGCCTTGATGAGGCATGGGCATCAATCAAATCGGGGCTTGTTGGTGGGTTATCCATTGGTTTCTTGCCAATTGAATATTCCTACCTGGACGACGGGATCAAATTTATCTCATGGGACCTCTTCGAGGTTTCAGCCGTGACTATCCCGGCAAATGCCGATTGCACCATCCAGACCATTAAATCTCTCGACCATCAGTTTTTCGCCGCGTCAGGCAATGAAAAACCGGTCGTAAAACTCAATACCCCCGCTGGCGCTACAGCAAAAAAACTAACTGAAAATAAAGGAAAAAATATGAACCTCGCAGAGCAGATCAAGAGCTTCGAGTCTAAGCGTTCAGCGCTGGCAGCGGCATTGGATACCATCATGGCCAAGGCTGCCGAAGAAGGCCGCACGCTGGATGCCGAAGAAGAAGAGCAGTACGAGCTGAACTCGTCAGAAATTAAATCCGTGGACATCCATCTGGTTCGCCTACATGACATGGAAAAGGCTCAGGCTAATAGCGCCAAGCCAGTGGCTAAGGCAGCAAGCGGCACGGTGGCCGTCGTGGACAACCGCGCACCCGGCATCATTCGTGTGGAGCAGAAGCTTGAAAAAGGGATTGCCTTCGCCCGATTCACCAAATCGCTTGCGGCAGCCAAGGGGATCCGTTCTGAAGCGCTGACAATTGCAAAAAGTAAGTATCCGGATGACACCAAGCTGCACCACGTCCTGAAGGCGGCGGTGAGTGCTGGTACCACAACCGATCCTACTTGGGCTGGTTCTCTGGTCGAATATCAGGATTTCGCGAATGACTTCGTTGAATTCCTGCGTCCTCAAACCATTATTGGTCGCTTTGGTCAGGGTGGTATTCCAGCATTGCGCCAAGTGCCATTCAACATTCGTGTTAATGCTCAGACCAGCGGCGGTGCTGCGCAATGGGTTGGCCAGGGTAAGCCGAAGCCATTAACCAAATTCGATTTTGAATCAATCACTTTCGGGTTTGCCAAAGTTGCTGCAATTTCTGTACTGACCGAAGAGCTGATCCGATTCTCCACGCCATCAGCCGATGCCTTGGTTCGTAATGGCCTGGCAGAGTCAGTTATTGCTCGTCTGGATACTGACTTCATTAACCCGGCGAAAGCGGAGGTTGCGGGAGTATCACCGGCATCGATCACCAATGGAATTGTGGGTATCCCTTCAACTGGTAACCCAGACGATGATGCTGCAGCTGCCTTCGGCCAATTCATTGATGCCGAACTGCAACCGACAGGCGGCGTGTGGCTCATGTCCAGTACCACTGCGCTGGCGCTCTCTATGCGTAAGAACCCGCTGGGTCAGAAGGAATACCCTGAGATGACCATGCTTGGCGGGACTTTCCAAGGACTTCCAGCGATCGTTTCACAGTACGTTGGGAATCAGTTGGTTCTTGTGAATGCGCCGGATATCTACCTGGCGGATGACGGCGGCGTAGCCGTTGACATGTCCAGCGAAGCTTCTCTGGAAATGGAGAGTGCACCAACGGGTGATAGCGTTACGCCAACAGGTACCGAGTTGGTATCTATGTGGCAGACCAACAGTGTAGCAATCCGCGCAGAGCGCTGGATTAACTGGAAGCGTCGCCGTAGCGCAGCTGTTGCACGCGTTACCAACGTTAACTACGGTGCCAACTCTACAACCTGATAGAAGGAGGGCGGGGATCTTCCCCGCCATTTTGCATGGCAAAAGTCATCTACCTGAAGAGCACTCATGATTCTTTCCGCGGTGAAGAGAAAGAGATTGATGACCAGTGCGCCAGAGTGTTGTGGCTGCTGGGCAAAGTGGAATACATCAGTGAAAAACGTGCTGGTGGACGTCGCAGCAAGAAAAATCGCACGGAGAAAGACTGATGTGGAATCCCTTTAAGCGAAAAGAAAAATCGCTACAGCAACCTAACAGCCGTGGTGGCTGGGTTTCGCTGATCCGCGAGGCATTTGCGGGAGCTTGGCAGAAAAATATCGAGGTAAGCCAGGATGTTGTTCTGGCTAACCACGCTGTCTTTACGTGCATTAGCCTGATATCCAGCGATATATCAAAAATGCCTGCCTTGCTTAAAGGGAAAACCTCGGATGGTATCTGGCAGGATATAGATAAAGACAACCCGATCGCCAGGCTGCTGGCAAAACCAAATTCAATCCAGACTCGGATACAGTTTTTTGAGAGTTGGCTGATCTCCAAGTTGGCCCATGGCAACACCTACGTTTTGCAAGTGCGCGATGCCAAAGGTGATGTGAAGGAATGGCGTGTACTGGATCCCAATCGCGTTACCCCTCTGGTATCCGATGATGGGGCGGTGTTCTACCAGCTGATGGCGGATAACATCTCCGGCCTTGATACGTCGGTAACTGTGCCGGCGAGAGAGATTATTCACGACCGATTCAACTGTTTGTTTCATCCACTGGTTGGACTATCTCCAATTTTTGCCTGCGGTATTTCTGCAATGCAGGGGTTTTACATCCAGAACGGCAACGCGCTGTTCTTCAAGAATGGCGGTAAACCAGCAGGGGTGCTCACCCTACCTGGTAGCGTCAGTAAAGAGAAAATAGCAATTATCAAAGAGTCCTGGGAGTCTGGGTATTCAGGTGAAAACGCAGGTCGTACTGCGGTGCTGGCTGACGGGGCTACTTATGCTCCAATGGCCATGAGCGCGGCTGACTCTCAAGTGGTAGAACAGTTGAAAATGACTGCGGAAATTATCTTTTCAACGTTCCACGTTCCCCTTTATAAGGGCGGGATTGGGAATTTGCCAGCGGTTAGCAATATCGAAGCATTAGATCAGCAATATTATTCTCAATGTCTGCAGTCGCTTATCGAGGCCATGGAAATACTGATGGATGAGGGATTGGCTCTGGACAAAAAAACAGGTGTTGAGTTTGACCTCGATGTACTGCTGCGCATGGATACGCAAACTCGCTACAAAGTGTTGGGCGATGGCGTTAAAAGTGCGTTGCTCTCGCCGAATGAGGCCAGGAAGAAAGAGAACATGCCGCCGGTTGTCGGTGGTGAATCGCCTTATCTCCAGCAGCAAAACTACAGCCTCGAGGCGCTGGCGAAACGTGATGCTCGTCCTGACCCGTTTAGCACCTCCGGTGCTGCAACGGCAGCGGCCGATGATGACCCCGCAGATCCTGGTAATAAGGCACTTTCAGAAAGTGAAGCCTTTATCGTAAAAACCGTGCTGAAAGGAATAATCAACTCATGAATGACCGCGAATTATCCATATTGAAGGAGATCGGTGGCGCCGTTCGCGAGCAGATTACCGAAATTAAGCAGCAGTTTGAGAATGCCTTGAAGGATCAGGCTGATTCCTTTACCAAGAAAATAGAGCATCTTACAGCCATTTTGGAGGCGATAAAGGATACACCACAGCCTGATATTAAAAGCATTGTCGCTGACGCTGTGGCGGCGATCCCGGCACCGATAACGCCGGAACTTCCGGACGTAGGTGCATTAGTTGAATCCGCTGTTGCTGACGCCATTGCGGCGATCCCGCCGGTTGCTGCGCCAGAGCTACCCGATATTAAAGGCATGGTTGCCGAAGCCGTAGCGGCGATCCCGGTACCGGTGGCACCGGAACTACCGGACGTAGGCGCGTTGGTTGATTCCGCCGTTGCTCACGCTGTGGCGGCGATCCCACCGGTTGCTGCGCCAGAGTTGCCCGATATTAAAGGCATGGTTGACGAAGCTGTAGCGGCGATCCCACTGCCGGTGGCGCCGGAACCGCCGGACGTAGGCGCGTTGGTGGCATCTGCCGTTACAGATGCTGTAGCAGCGCTTCCATCCGTTCCCGCGCCAGAAAATGGCGTTGACGGTAAGGATGCTTTGCAACTGGAGATCCAGCCGGCTATCGATGAAACCAAGTCCTATCCACGTGGTACCTACGCCACCCATTCTGGCGGGTTGTGGCGGGCTTACCAGAAAACAACAGGTATGAAGGGATGGGAGTGTGTGGTTGACGGGATGTCTGCCGCCGACATCAAGCAGACCGAGGCGCGAACCTTTGAGGTCAGCATTTCAATGGCCAGCGGCACGGTCGTGAATAAATCCTTCTGTCTCCCCGTCATGATCTACCGCGGCGTATTCAAAAATGGAGAAGGCTACCTGCCTGGCGATACGGTGACTTGGGGCGGCTCGCTCTGGCACTGCGACGATGTAACCACGGACAAGCCTGGCGAGAATGGCTCGAAGGGGTGGACCCTGGCGGCCAAGCGTGGGCGGGACGGTAAACCATGATCGAACTTGTGAGCCTTGAACAGGCAAAAGCCCATCTGCGCATCGATGATGACTACGGCGACGACGATCTGACATTGAAAATTCAGGGCGGCAGCGCGGCAATTCTTGCCTATATCCAAGGCAGCAGGGCTTTGATAGTCGGTGAGAATGACGCAGTTATTCAGAACACTGAGGCGCTGACTCGCGTGCAGAATGCGCTGCTCGTGCTGTTGGGCTATATGGATCGCAACCGTGGTGGTGAAGAGGAGGAGAAGTTGCAGCAGGGCAATCTGCCGTTTGCTGTCACGATGCTGATCTATGACCTTCGGGAACCATCGGTAATTTAGGAGAGTTTCTATGGCCTGTGCGGGCTGCGAACGCCGCCGAGAGTGGCTAAAAAAGTGGATGAAAATTGCATATGAACGAGCAACTGGTAAACCAATTGATCGAAGCGCTGACAGCGGAGACGGTAGCCAAGCGGGAGCAGACCGCGGCAATAAGCCGGTTAGCTGAATCGAACGAAGCGCTTGTTGCCATGCTCTGCCAGTCTTTTGGCGAGGATGAGGAGGAAGGTATCACGACAAACACTTACCTTAGCGGAAAGCCAAAGGGGTAACTATGCAGGCTGGAAAGCTACGGCACCGGGTAATACCGCAAAAGCCCGTGATGGTTCAGGATCCGCAAAGCGGCGAAATGGTTAAGGGCTGGGTAAACCTCATTTCTACGACCACCGACGGTGGGGTATGGGCTGATGTCCATCCTCTTTCGGCAAGAGAGTTCGTGGCCGCCCAGGCTTTCAAGAACGTCATCACCACCAGGATCACCATCCGCCGGCGGGATGATGTAACTCCGGACTGCCGCATTCTCTTTCGCGGGAAAATTTACAACATCGAGGGCGTGTTGCCGGACCCTGTCAGCGGTCTTGAGTATTTCACGCTTCCCTGCTCAGAAGGCGCAAATGATGGCTGATGGCGTAGAGTATTCAATTACCGGTATCGATGCATTGATGGCCAAGCTTGCGACTGTCAGCAATGACGTGAAGCGCAAGGGTGGCCGCGCCGCTCTGAGGAAAGCGGGCAATGTAATCGTTGCAAAAGCAAAAGCCAACGCACAGCGCGTTGATGATCCGGTCACCGGCCGCCGAATTGCCGATAACATTGCAATGCGGTGGAACAATCGTGTTTTCAAGAGAACGGGTAACCTCGCATTCAGGATCGGTGTGCTCCACGGCGCGGTTATAAAAAACCATCCGGATAAAGCCAGGAATGCCCCGACCCCGCACTGGCGCCTGCTTGAGTTTGGCACCGAGAAAATGCGGGCCCAGCCCATCATGCGCCCGGCGGCCGAGGATAACGTTCCAGAGGTGATCAACACGTTTGCCATTGAGTATGAGAAAGCCCTCGACCGCGCCATAGCTCGAGCTGGCAACCAGGGAGGGGGATCATGATTGCCCCCATCTTTGCTGCTTGCGCTGGCAGCCCGGCAGTAACCGCGCTGATCGGTAGCGCACCGGTCAGGCTTTACCCCTTTGGCCTGCAAGACGACAACGTGGTTTACCCCTATGTGGTGTGGCAGAACGTTGGCGGTGATCCTGAGATGTACCTCGACACGCCGCCGGATGTAGATCGCTATTCGCTTCAAGTTGACGTCTACGCCAAAACCGTAGCCAGCAGCATAGCGGTGGCCAAGGCGTTGCGAGATGCCATTGAGCCGCATGCGTACATCACCCGCTGGGGCCAACAGGGGAGAGACCCCGAAACAAAGAGCTACCGATATTCCTTCGATATTGACTGGCTAGTTAAGCGCTAAAACCCGAATTTTCAACACACCGGCCTTGAGCCGGTTTTTTTATGACCGGAGATAACCCATGTCTGTATTGACACAAGGCACGCAACTATATGGCCTTATCCAAGGCGTAGTTCATGAGATCGAATGTATTACGGCGTTCAGTCCTGGCAGCAACCCAGCGGATCAGATTGAAGACACCTGCTTGAGCGAGAGAAATAGCCGCTCCTACAAAAAAGGGCTGCGAACTCCAGGGCAAGCATCTGTCACGATTAACGCCGATCCGAAGAACGATTCCCATTATCTGATGTGGCAGTTAGCCGAAACAGAAGAAGGCGAGGATGAGCTTATTCAGTGGGCTATTGGCTGGTCGGATGGCGAGGTCCCACCGACGGTTGTAAGTGGTGAAATGTCCCTACCAGAAGGCCGCACCTGGTACACCTTCCAAGCTTATGTCAGCGATTTTCCTTTCGATTTCCAAGCTAATGCCGTCGTTGCTACTGCCGCAACCATGCAGCGAAGTGGTCCTGGCGTCTGGGTTCGTAAGGTGGTGTCAACAACCTGATTTACTGTTTCCGGCGGGGTGGTGAACACCCCTCATTTTTTTAATTCGATGGTAACAATATGAAATTAAGCATTGATTCGCTAAAAGGCGTTGGGGCATTCACCGGGCGACCGGTAGAAAAGGAGATCACCTGGAAACAGAAGGATGTAGAGACACAACAAGAAGTTGAATTAAAAGCTACTGTATATGTACGGCCCGCGGGGTATCAATCAGCTAAATCTAGTGCACTGGCCTCTAGTAAAAACCAAGATTATATGGCTGCATATATTGCTGCGCTGATTTGTGATGAACACGGCAAGTCAATTTTTACCCCCGAAGATATAACAGGGGAAGCGGACCCAGAACGTGGAGCGCTAAATAGCGAACTTAGTATATCGTTGATGGTTGCTATTCAAGAGGTCAACGATCTGGGAAAGATGAAGAGCTAACAGGCGAGGATGATATCTGGTGCGAATTGGTGCTTAACGGTATCGGAGGGCGTACGATAGCTGAGGCAAAGGAGTTCATGAGCCTCAGCGAGTACTGGGTTTGGGTAAAATACCGAGCAAAATACGGCAGCCTTAACTCAATGATGCGGACTGAATGGGCGGCAGCGTTGATATCAAGTATGATAGCCAACGTCAACCGTGGTAAGGACACCCAACCATTCCGCATAACTGACTTTGCTCCACATATTGATGAAAGGCCTGTTAGCCTTGACGAAGCAATGGATAGCTGGAAGTAACGTGCAGCATTATATTAATCTGCACGTGTATTTTTAATTACCTTTCCTTTCAAGTATATTTTTTGCAATCACTAATAAAATTGAAATTAAAACTGTTGTGATGTAAAAAACAAACACCCTAGAGTTCAGGCTTGATAGGTTACTCATGGCTTTAGCGTTAAAGTTAAATATATCACTCAAGGAAGTTATTAGGAAGTAATTCCCACTAAAGAAGGTTGAAGTCATAAAAAGGATAAATATTGCTGTAAAAAATAAAGTTCCTTTATACAAGCCTTGAATTACTGATTTTATTAAAATGTATACTAATGATTTCATTTTTGCTCCTGATAAAACATGAAGAAATGGTTGTGTTAAATTATAGCATTATTCTTAATAAAACTAAGTGATTTATTGAAATTTGATATAGGGGTATTTATGGCTGGAAAATCACTTGGAACGCTGACAATCGATCTGATCGCCAGAGTTGGTGGGTTTGTTGCCGGTATGGATAGAGCCGAGCGGTCATCTGACGAATGGAGTCAAGCAGTTCAAAAAAATGCGGTAGCAGCAGCCAAGGCAATAGCAGCAGTGGCATCCGTGGCTCAAGGCGCAGCTGTAGCGGTTGGTGTGGCTGGATTTCAACTTTTAAAAACAACATCAGCACAAATTTCAGAAACAGATAAATGGGCAAAGTCCTTAAAAATGTCTACCCAAGAGTTGTTGGCTTGGCAATTCGCAGCTGAAAAAGCAGGTTTAGCTGGCGATAACATGGCTGACATATTTAAGGATATAGGGGATAAAATAGGCGATGCAGTCCTTAATAAATCAGGTGATGCGGTTGATGCTTTAGATTCTCTGGGGCTTTCTGCTGAAAAGCTATCCAAGGTTTCACCAGATAAACAATTATTAGCCATAGGTGAAGCTATTGGGAAAATTGATACTAATGCTGGGAAAGTAACAATACTCGAAAGCCTTGGTAACGATTTATCAAAAATGTTGCCTCTTTTCGATAATAATAACGAAAAGTTAAAACAGTTCCTGCAGTTATCAAAGGATTATGGGGTTGCACCGAATCCTGAATCCATTGATGACCTCGTTAAGGTTAACGATTTATTCCAGCAGATGGACGATCAGGTTAAAGGCCTTAAAATTGAGATTGCATCAGGGTTGGCCAAAGCTGACTTATCCCCACTTCAGGTATCTTTAGATAAGATACGTGACGTACTAACTGATCCAGGTATACAGCAAGGACTTGTTGATCTTGTTAGTAACATAGCTTCTCTTGCTGGCTGGTTAATTAAAACCGCAGCAGCGGCAGGGGAACTTCTGAAATTTCAGAATGATCGCGTTTCAGTTTTAGGTGGAAATGTTGATAAGAATAGTGAAGACCAAATAAATGGAAGAATTGAACATTTACAAAACTTAATAGACCAACGGAAAGGATTTTACGACCAAGAAGAATCAATGGCTGGCTGGATCCTTGGTGAGGACGACTCTGTTAAGGCTTTAACAGATGAAGTAAATGAGTTAATAGCAGCAAGAGACAAACTAAGGGAAAGTAAAATTCCAGTTATAAATTTACCAACCCAGGCTGCAACTGTTGGAGGTGTTTTTGACCTCGGGGATGGGGAAAGTAACGGGAAACAGGATAAAAAAAATGTTGCAAATACAAATAAAATTGAAAATGCATTTAAATCGGTGGAGCAGAGGTATCTAAGGCAAATAGCGTTAATAGACAAGGTAAACGGTAAGACTAAAGAAACAACAGAATTACAAAAGATACAGTTTGATATTAATGACGGAAAGCTTAAAGGCTTGAATGAAGCACAAAAGTTAACTTTGGAAGGTTTAGCGACCGAGATCGACCGTCTGAATGTTCTTGGCAAATTTAAAGATCTTCAGGACGAACTATTAACACCAGAAGAGAAATTGTTGGGTATTACTAAAGAGCGCGTGAATCTTCTCAGGGAGGCTAAAGGGCTTGGGTTGGTTAGCGATGATGACTACCAGAAGGCAGCAAAAGCTATCGCTGGTGCGTCATTCACGGCTGCGCCTCATTTTGAGGGGATCGATCCGATGTTTGGCGGCCAATCTGGTGAGCTGAGAAAGATCGAGGAAGCCCAAAAAGAGTTGGAGACTTGGTACCAGACACAGCTCGAGATGCTGGAGGAAAACAGGAAGAACCAATCAGACCTTAACGAACAGTGGGATGCACAAGAGTTAGCGTTAAGGAAAAAGCACCAGGACGAGTTGGATGGGATAGATCAGGCTCGTAATCAACTTATGTTGAGCAGTATTGAGGATGGCCTAGGATCGGTGGCAGATATTACCAAGAACGCACTAGGTGAGCAGTCAGGCCTGTACAAAGCGGCCTTTGTTGCCCAAAAAGCAGCAGCTATCGCACAATCAACTATTGCCATCTCACAAGGTATTGCGATGGCTTCCGCCAACCCATTCCCGTTGAACCTTGCAGCCATGGCCAGCGTTGCAGCAGCAACTGCTGGCATTATCTCTAATATCCAGTCTGTAAGTTTGGTTGGTATGGCACATAGCGGTATGGACTCGGTGCCGGAGACCGGAACCTGGCTGTTACAGAAAGGTGAGCGGGTCACTACAGCCCAAACCAGCGCGAAACTGGATGCCACACTGGATCGGGTTTCTGCTCAGTCTACTGGTGGGATGAATTTTAGCCCCGTGATCAGTGTACCAATAAACGGTAACCCATCTGACTCGACGGTTGCGCTTGTGCGCAGTGCAGTTAAAGAGGCGACACTGGCGGCCTATAACCTGAGCGCGCAAGACTTGGCGACAGGTACGGGAAAGATGAGTAAGGCCATGGGAAGTTGGGCAACCGGACGCAAGGTGAGTTAATGGCCATTACAACGAATATTAACTATCCGCTCGATTATCTTCCCTGCGTTCTGAAGGATGGTTTTGGTTTGCAGGCGATATCTCCGTTGAAGCGCACGGAGTTAGTCACCGGCAGATCAAGACAGCGCAGGGCATACACTTCAACCCCTACCCAGTCTGGGGTCCAATGGATCCTGAACGATGGCCAGGCCCAGGCTTTTGAAGCTTGGTTCCGTGATGTGCTTACGGATGGAGCCGCCTGGTTCAACATGCCGTTGATGACGCCGATCGGTAAAAAGCTCTATGTCTGTCGGTTCACCGATATTTATCAAGGGCCAACACCGGAGGGTGGACTTTACTGGCGCTACTCGGCAACGCTAGAACTTTGGGAAAGGCCGTTGCCACTACCAGGTTGGGGGAACTTTCCTGAATTTCTGGCGGGCCAGAACATCATCGATCTTGCACTTAATCGGGAGTGGCCAAAGGCATGACTATTTTAAACCGTCTTTACGCCTCATCTGGCGATGAAGTGATTATTGAAACGCTGCAGATAGATGTCAGCACAGGAACGTACTGGCTTACCCGCGGTTGGGATGATGTTACCGCAACACTGGAAGATGGCAGTATTGCAACGTTCATAGCTTCAGGAATAGAAATTGCGCTACCCGCACGAAATTCTGATGGGACACAAGATCTAAAGTTTGCTATCGGAAATATTGATGGGATTGTGTCTACTGCGATACGGGAAGCGCTTGATAATAACGATATTGGAACACTGACATATCGTAATTATGTATCAAGCGATTTGTCATTCCCTGCATCATCGCCCTTTGTCCTAACCATCAAAAACGGATCTTGGAACGCAACAGAAGTTCAGATAACTGCTGGGTACATGAATATCCTCGATACTGCGTGGCCGCGCCGCCGCTACAACCTAGTAGAGCATTCAGGTCTGCGCTATATCTCGTAAGGAACCCATAATGTTAAATCCTGATAAGTACCGTTCAGTTATTTGGCTGAAGGGCGGTAGGGTGTATCCGGAACTTGACTGTTTCGGCATCGTTAACGAAATTCGCAGGGATCTTGGTCTGCCGGCCTGGCCGGACTTCAGCGGGATAACCAAGGACAATAACGGGCTGGACAACTCTGCGCGAGAACTGATGGCGGAACTGACGCAGTGCGAGCCCTGTGAAGGTGCTGGTATTTCCTGCTACTCGGGAAGTCTGGTAACACATGTTGCGATCGTGGTCAGCATTAATGGCATCCTGCATGCTGCCGAATGTAACCCCAAATCGAATGTAACATTTCTTCCGCTATCGCGTTTCGAGCGCCGTTTTGTGAGAGTGGAGTATTACCAGTGACTATTCGAATTTACCCATCCAGATTACCTGGTGAGCCACTTGAGGTGCACGAGCACAAAGCCATGACAATGCACGAATGGCTTGTGGATAATGTCGATGATTTTCACGCAGAGATGCGCCACCCTGTTGCAGTAGAAGTAAATGGGAAGCGCATTGATCCATCCGAGTGGCCGCTATGCCATATTAGCCCGGAAAGCGATGTCCGTATTTACCCTGTTCCCTATGCAATAGGGGCCGCTACTGCAATGTGGATAGCAGCAGCAGTGATGGTTGCTGCGGTGGCATACTCGTTGTACATGATGAACCAAATGAAAGGGGATGGTGCCGCATCCGTTAGTAATGGAGATTCCCTCGATCTATCACCAGCCAAAGCCAACACAGCGAAGCTTGGAGACCCAATCCGGGAAGTGTTGGGGCTGATGCGTATCTATCCCGATTATCTTGTGCAGCCAGTAAGCCGATTCGATCCCGATGACCCACAAATTTACAGGAGCTATCTTTTTCTTTCCATTGGCAATGGTTTCTTTTCTATCAATCCCTCCCTCATAAAGTTGGGTAACACAGCAACAGCGGCATTTGGTGATGATGTCAGTCTAACAATCTATCAGCCTGGTGAAGATGTCAGTGCGGATAGCAGGTCAGAAAACTGGTATGTGGTCACAGAAGTAGGAGGCACGACATCCGGCACGGCAGGTCTGGATCTGGCATCAACGGGGCCAGCTTCAGTCAGCATCTCAGCAGATGCTATAACGGTGTCGGGAAACAGCTTCACGGTATTGAATTCTGCTGAGCCTGAAATCCCCGAGTCCTGGCAAACCGGAACGGTTATTAGCATCATTGCCCCAGATACATACGCCGTGGCCACCGCCGGTGGTGGCAATGTGATCTATGGCGATATGACGGAGATTAATCCCTCTGTGGGGTTGCCGGTCTCTTTGACCTGGAATAGCAGTCGCTTTGATCTCTTTATCTCAGCGCACAACCCTGGGGCCCCGGCTGTTCCCGGAGTGGGAGGGAACGCTGCAAGCATTACGGCTTCTGCTGCACCGACAACGTACGATTTCAGCGTAACGCCAGTCTCGTTCACGCTTACTTGGGCCGGGGTAAGCTATGTGATATCGCTATCAGCTAACTACGTCACTATGGCTGGTTTGACGGATGAGATCACCGATCAGTTGGTTGGGTCTGCCTTGGTTGCAAACTCATCTGGAACGCTCCTTGTTATCACGGAAAAAGAAAGCCCGTTCACTGGGAACTCGATCACCTACAGCCTGTTGCCATCATCCCTGTTTGGTTCTGCACCAGTTGTAGTTGCAGGTGTAGCATCGACCGGAGGAACGCCTGCGGTAATCGAAAATATCACCCTGGCCTGGGGTAGTGCAGTTGGCACCCCGTTTGCAGGAATCCCGAGTGGCCAGCAGCGTATAGCGCTTGGGATTAAAGGGTATAAGTACCGCATTACGGATATTGATGGGTTAACGTTGACGGTTGAGCGACTGATAGAGAACGCTGATGGCACGGTAACTGTAGATTCTGACTGGCCAGGGTTTATTGTACGGACGCTGCTTGATGCCACGGTCACTGGATTGAATACTAATGACGATTGGATGGGGCCATTTCTGTGTTGTCCGTCGAATGAAAAGACGACAGAGATTGAAATCAACTTTCTTTACCCGCAGGGCCTTTGCGATGTGGGAAGTAAGGACGGCGCTATCCATTGGCATGACGTAGAAATGACGGTGCAGTACCGCGAGCCAGGAAGCACTGATTGGGTCAGCACCAAAATTAAGCATGGCAATAATACGGTTAACGAGATCGGTTACACCGAAACTATCGTGTTACCCGCGCCGGCGGCGTACGAGGTCCGGATTAAACGCGATACGCCAGTCTGGGGCGGAACAACACGTGACTCTGTTCAATGGCAATCCATGCGGTCAAAACTGCCATCCAGGCCTGTTAGATATGAAGGCCTTACCACGATGGGTATAACCATTCGGACTGGCAGTCGCCTGGCAGCACAATCAGATCGCCGCGTAAACCTGGAGGGCATTCGCCTCTATGACGGGCATCCATCACGGTCGATAAGTGGTGCCATTTTCCACGTTCTGAAATCTCTGGGGTTCACTGATCAGCAAATTGACTACGCGACGATCGGCATGCTCGAGAGCACGTACTGGACTCCGCGTGGTGAGACCTTCGACTACTCAGCATATAAATCAGGAATGTCTGGCCTGGATGTTATGCAGAAAATAACCAACGCAGGGATGGGGTATTTTCTATTGAGTGATGGCCTGGCATCGGCGGGCCGTGAGGGAGTAAAAAACTGGACTGGTATCATCAGTCCGCAAGAGCAAACAGAGGAGTTGCAAACTGGTTTCGCAGCCCACTCGCAGGACGACTTTGATGGCGTAGATGTTAAATACCTAAATGGCACTACCTGGGCAGAGGAAACTGTTCAATGCCGAACCGTCGATAACCCAACTCCGTTGAAGGTTGAGAACTACACGTTGGATGGTGTTCTTAATGAAGACCGAGCCTATCGAATCGGTATGCGCCGGCTGATGGGGTACAAATACCAACGTCTAACCCACTCGACATCGACCGAGCTAGACGCGCTGTGCTACCAGTTTATGGACAGGATCATAATGACAGACGACATACCAGGCACTGACACTATCAGTTGCCTAATTATCGGCATGTCGTATGACACCGTGCTGATAACGCTGCAGGTTAGTGAGCCACTGAACTGGTTATTCAGCAACCCACGAGTGCTGATCCGATACCAGGACGGGCACGCTTCCAGCTTGCTGACACCAACTCGGATTAATGACTACACGCTGACGATCCCGTACAGCACTGATGTGGCTCCAGAAACATGGATAATGGGCGATGGAGTGACCGAGCCGCCGCGGCTGATATTCTGCAGTTCTGAAAAGGTTGGCTATGATGCCCTGATCGCGGAGATAGCCCCGGGTGGCGATGGGACATGCCAGGTTAACGCCATTCAATATACCCCTCGCAAATACGAGTACGACGACGCCGCTTATCCAGGCGATGTTCAGTAGAAACCATTCGCAACAACTGACCCGCTTCGGCGGGTTTTTTTATGGCCGGAGAAAACATGACCACTTACCATACCAACAATCCTCTTGGATCTACTGACCCAAGGGATTTATATGATAACGCTCAGAACTTTGATTATGCGATTAATGGGCCAGGAGAGTTTTGGGATAATCGGTTTGGCGTTTCAGGTTTTACCATGGCTGGGTACAGGGCTGATTACGACAATGTTGTAAAAAACTTAGCTCCCCTGGGAAAGGTTTACACGCTAGATGAGGCAAACACCGCAATAACTTCTGGTGAAATTCCTAATGGTGCATTGTTTTTTATTTGGTCTGATGAAGAAAAATCAATCGCTGATCAATACAAAAACATAACTGGTGTTGCCACTCCTACTGGAAAATCTTACCCAAGCACAGCATTTGTTGTTGATGTAAATGACAGGGTATTTTTGCTGGAAGATGTCACAAAGTACATCAGCCTTGTCATCCCGCAAGCGCAGGCGAATAAAATTAGTGGATATCAGTTTGTTGTAACTGACTTGACAGGTAATACTGGTGTGATAGCAATTAACGATAACGGTGGGCTTGAAGTTTGCGGTATTGATGGTGCAGTTCAGGACTATTTAAGAAATCTAGTGAGTGAAACATTCTCATCCATGATTTTAGGCTATCAATACGTATGGCTTACGAAAGACATGAAAACAGCCGTCGCTGCGATTGATGATGATGGTCACTTATGGCTAGCAGGAATGACAGAATCGGTACAGACAGCAATTGCAAATGCTGGGGGCGGTGGGGCTGAGCGATTAATCAAGCCCGATGGTACGGGCAAGATAGCGCTGTTTGCGAGCGAGTCCGACACGACCCCGCTGTGGTCTTATTACCCCGTATCGAGTGCTGAGAAAGTAACTGATAACGGCATATCGTTTGTTTATAGCGAAAATGGTGTGTTGAAGTCAGCATTAATTCCTAATTGGCCGGTGGCTGCTGGTGAAGAGATCCGAGAGGTCAATAGCGCATCACTGGAGATGCATTTCTTCGCCGGGCGCGGGCAATCGCTTCGCGTAGGGGCGAACGGTGGCGCTAGAGCAGCACTTCTTGCTCTTCAGGGGTATTTGCTTATGTTCTCTGGTTCGGGGCGTGACCGTGGCGCTGGTATAGATGGCCCGGTAACCGATGAAACACTAGGTGCTTTAGCCGATGCTCGCATTGTGAACCTACGGAATAATTGCCAGGTTCCAGGAGGTGAGGCGATACTGTTAAACCACCAAGACCGCAATGCGCAAATGCCAATTATTGTAACTCGCCTAGACGCTCGTGGTGGCTTTACATATAGCCAGTTGAAGAAGGGGACTCAGCCGTACATAGACGGAACGACGGCTTTCGATTCGTTCTGCAAGCGAGCAGAATCAATAGGGAAACTTCCACGTTGCAAGCTTATCGGTTTTACCCATGGTGAGGCTGACGCAAATACGGCAAACCTGCAATTTGGCACTTATAAAGGTTATCTAACTCAATGGTCTGACGATACACAGGCTGACATGATGGCTCGTTCTGGGCAGACAGAAAAGCCATGGCTTGATGTTGATCAGGTAGGTTCATTGACCAACACGACAGTAATCAGTGGCATTACTCAGCGTGGCTATGTTGTTGCAATTGATCAGTGGGAGTTCACTAAAGAGCGCACAGAGGCTTTCATGAGTATCCCGAAGTGGTACTTAAACAGAATGTTTCCGCTAGACCTTTTGCACCTTACCGCCCAGGGATATCGAATTCTAGGTGAGTACCAGGGGGCCGCTGAGGATTGGACAATTTACGACCGAGTAAATAATCCATCTGGTGTCAAGTTTAAACCCGTCCAGCCTGAGAGCATCACGAAAGTGAATGCCACTACTTTCGATATAACGTTTAGCTCTCCGTTCGGAAAACCATTGCAAATAATTGCAGTCAACGGAATTACTGCACCTAACCTTGGGTGTGATTTGCAAGACGCTTCGGCCAGTGTTGTTTCTGCTACTCAGCAGAGTGATTTTGTATTCCGCTTTGTGACTGATGTAGCACCAACGGTCGGTGATTATTTCAGGTTCGGCTGCACTGCTACGGATAATGGGGCCAATAGCTATCCGCTGGTTAATATCTTCGACACGACAACGACAGTCAGCAGAAACGTCCCATCTTTTGTGATGGTTAACCCATGCGCAATTTCACGAATCGCAGTAATTTAAGGATATCAAATGACAGCTTTATTTAACTCACAGAAACTGTACACGGGTGCTCTGGCGGGCATCGATATCAGCGGCGCAATATTAAACCCGGCAACATTGTTTACTGCGTATAAAAATCGCGTGCTGGCTGATGGTGGGGTAATCGTTGATGAAGCGGCCACGCTTGATGAAATCACCTTCATGGTAAATAACGGTATGTGGGGGCGCGTCTCTGCGTGGGCTGGTGCGAGTTTTGGTTTGAAGATCCGGACTGGCACAACAGCTCAAATCGATAAACTGTATGGGTTATCATCATCGCCTGATTTCATTCCGCTAGCTGTGGCACCTTCCGGTGCTCCAGTGGTTTCGCTCGTGCCAGGCTCACCGAACAAACTATCTATCACGCTCGTAAGCGGTGGTGTGTATTTGAAATCGAGTTTAGCGACAAAGGCGCAAGCGGCATCTGGAGTTCCTTACCTCATCAGCGCACGACTCGAAGACCGAAGCGGCACAGACCAGCTCGGTATCACTGTTTCATTTGCGGATGCAACGACAAACAAAGCACTGGCTCGGCAGCAGACTATCTACACAAACGCGGGGGCACAGAACGTTGCCTGGCAGTATTTCGCAACCAATGTTAACCCACCAGTGAGCGGATCGGACGTTGCCAGTGGCGCACAATCGCCGTATATCGCGTTTGCTAAATGCGCGGGGTTGTTTGACCAGGCAGCAGGGGCGGTTATCGGGTATGGAAATGGCACAGTGTTGCATACGGGTACGTCAACAACTGGCAGCCTGGCAGACCTTAGCCAAGTTAGCGGAAATTGGCACCTTGGTCCGGCAGATTCATCTGTGCCAACTGGTAACAGTTGCTATGGCTATCTTGCCAATATCCGTTGCTTGAGCATCGCCAGCGTGTTGGATGCCCAGTTGATATCTGACAGGGCATAACATGATGGTAACCACCTTAAAGAAGTAATCCATCAGACCTTAATAATTTAACCCACACTAAATAACCATCGCCATTCAGGTGAACTCCGTCAAAAGTGTATTTGGCATCAAGCCTGCCGTCGCGAGATAGGTGCTTATTCAAATCAACGAATAAGCACTTTTTCGTATTATTGCAGTATTCTGATAGGTTGTTATTTAAATTTGAAACTTTAATGTTTAGCGAGTCTGATTTTCTTGTCAATAAAGTTGACTGAACAACCACCTGAATTCCTTTTTCTGACAGTGCAGTGATTGTTTTTTTATAATCATCAAAAACAACTTCGGAACTGGCTTTCTTTATCATTAGGTCATTAATTCCTCCCATGATGAATGCCTTTTTTGCTCCGGTATTATAAACCATTTGCGAGTAGCTGCTCATATTGGAAATGGTATTCCCGGCAATGCCGAAATTTACTATTTTATTATCACGGAAAGCATCGCCCCAATCCATCCAGTCTGTAATGCTATCGCCAATAAACACAACGTCAGAGCTCTCACTTAGTTTATTGAATGTATCAAGCTTATTACGGATGTAAAACTCGCTAGGTGGCATTGAATTTGAAATCTTGTTTTTAAAGTAAATTATCGTAGAATATGGAGGTGTTTTATAGTGACATGATAGCAAGCCAAGTAAAAATGCTGTAGAAATTATAATCATGAGTCTTAGTGCTTTCGCAATCATTTCAATTCCATTTTATCTTTGTTCTACTGTTAATTCAGCAGTTTAGCAAATCGCCTTGAGTGTACCAAGCATTTAAATTCAATCATGGGTGCCTAGGGTTGGTCGGCATGGCTTTATTTCCTTCACGATCAGAGCCATACCACTCACCCGCCAAATCGATCTTCACACACGCATTTTACTGTGTTTATACTGTATGCATAACCAGTAATTTTGTGTGAGGATTGTATGGCATCAAAATTTCCCAGCCCGGCTCAAGACTATGCTCAGAGCCGCATCAGTTTCGATGAGTTGTGCGGCACCCGTAAGGCATCTGTGTATCTCGTTACTGCTAAGGGTGGCGCCATCATGGCCGGAATCCACCCGGGCGCAACGCTAGTTGTCGATAGAGCAGTAAAGGCAGTAGACGGCAGCGTTATTCTTGCTTCGGTTGGCGGTGAGTTCGTTATCCGTAGATTGAAGCTGGTCCCGGTTCGGTGCCTGGAGTATCTGGACGGATCGGAGAATGTGACGATGATAGACGAGGGGGATGATATTACTGATGACAGTGGGGCGATCGAGGTGTTTGGAGTCGTGACCTATGCTCTCAATGACATGCGTACGTGCGAGTTTGACGACCTTGTTGTTTAGCGCTCATGGCCTAGCTAATGTCGGCAATTTTACCACCATTTTACCATCATTTTACCATGTGAAGATTTTGTTAATAAAAAAACCAACCGTAACTGGTTGGTTTCTCTATCGAATATTGGTCGGCATGAGAGGATTCGAACCTCCGACCCCCGACACCCCATGACACCGTTTAAAATCCTCCGCAAGCCGCGCCAGCCCTGGCTTTCAAGCCTTCAGGCTGATCATACAAACAGTGCATTTTTTGCATAAGTCGGCATTTATGCATCAATGAGTTAGGGCGAATATTACCATCACCCTGTTTTGATTTCCCCGTGTGGTACCACCACCCAATCGATATGGTTCTGGGTGTAAATCTTGGTAGATTTAGCATCGCTGTGAGCCATGCGCGCCTGCGGGTCGATACCTTGGTTATCGAACAGGTGCGCGGCCAGTGCGCGGATTTCATGGAACGTTGGCCGCTCGTCCATTTCCAGGTGATCGGATAGGCCGAGCTTGTCCCGTACAGCAGAAAATGACCGGCTGAGATAGTCCGGGGCAACCTGTGTCGGGTGCGCCACTTCTTTGCTGGGCTTAACTCTTCGATCTGGGATCCTGTGCACTATGTAAGGACTGGCCACGCTGTCCCGGCTGTCGTCAATAATCCGCTTTAGCTCGGCACCGATCGGGATAGCCACATGTGAAGCCTCTTTCTTCTGCACCTTCTGGCGGTGGATGTACAGCGTGCCATAAATGCCATCTTCAGGCTGATCGAGCCATAGGCAACCGCAGATACCATTTTTTGGCTCTCGGATGGTATAGCGGATACGTGATACCTCTAGCCTGGCATGTGTCGTTTGCAGAGCCAGATCCATAGCCGTTCGCAACCATGGAGCCGCAGCGGCACGGATAGCCATGAAGTTTTCAAAGGACAACCGCTGGCGCCTTTTCTCTTCGATCCGGCGCATCTTCTTACGAGTGGCCGGGTTATCGAGCATCAGCGATTCATCGACCGCATAGCTGAATAACTTCTTCAAGAAGCTGACCTTACGGTTTTGCACGTTTGCTGATGCTTCTGCATGATATTCCTTTATATAGGCGTTCACGTGCTCCAGCTCTATATCGCAGGCTGGAATATTACTGAAGAAGGCTTTCACGCGGACAGCATCATTATTCCAATCTTCACGGGTGCTTTCTGATGGTTTTTCATCAGTTATAGCTCTTTCCATAATATGATCGACGTGTTCAGCAAACGGTAATGCCTCCCCCTGTACCCCACCGGATTCACGGATCAGAAAGTCTACTGATACTGCCACCTCTGGCCGCATCCTATTATTATATTCTCTGGCGATAGCAATTGCTGTTGCGCGATCCAATGGTTTACGAGTGGACGCATCAACGAGTGATTTCCTTACGCCGTTTATTAATGTAAATCGGTAGACGCCCGCGTCCTTGTCATAATAAAGACAATCGGGCAGGTGCCTATTTTCCCGATGGCGCGGGCGGCCAGCCATTTTAAGACTCCCTGATTAATTGAGTAACAGCATGGGAAATAGTAGATTGAACTCCCCATTTCTCAGTGGATGCGACAAATATCGCACCTTCAACAACCTTGCCCTGCAGCTTGCCTATTTCGATCCAGCGTTTGATAGTTCGATTATCTGGTATTGAACCCACCTCAAACTCTCTTTTACCCCAAGCGCTGGCCTTCATAAGTTTTGCTTCATTCGCCATGGTTTATCTCCACACAATTAGGCCCGCTGCAACGGGCCGCCAAAATTAAAGATCTTGCTGGTGGGGTGCCAATAACCGCTGGTGGATTGCTGACACGTACTGTGCCTGGTGAATTGCATCAGCCAGTGCGTTATGTCGATCACCGTCGAATGGTAGATCGCGCTTTGGGTCAAAACCAATCAGCCGGCCGAGGTTCACGATGGTACGGACGTCCAAGTCGTTGAACCAGTTCCAGCATGGCGGTAAGCCACAGCGCTCATAAGCACTGCGAAGGATTACGTTATCGAAAGAGGCCCCATTCCCCCACACCTTGAGATATTTTGGATCTTCACCGTGTTGACGAACGAAGGCACTGAGCTCGCAGATGGCCACGTTAATGGTTACTGCGGCATCGGTGGTGATCGCCGCCCGTGCCTCACTGCTCTGCATCAGCCACCAGTTAATGGTATCCCCACTAGGAACGGCACCAGCCGCCATGTCGCTGGCAAGATTCACCGCGGTATAGAACTGCTGTCCGAGTTCGCCGGTGGCTGGTTCAAAGAATATGGCACCGATCGCCACGATTGGCGCGTTGGGCTTATTGCCCATGGTTTCCAGGTCTACCATCAAGTTATTCATTAACGTTTGCCTTCTTGTTATCCATGGCCCGCTCAATCAGCAGGCGCTCTGGGTCTTCTAAGTAATGGGTGCACATCTTGGCGACTTCTCTATGTGCTTTGTTCTGAGTAAGGATCACCACCAGTATTGGGCTCAGCGATCGGCGGTCAACGTTCCAGCCGTACTTAGCCAGCGTGCCGATCAGGTCATCCACAATTGCCGTATCAGGTAGCTGTGGCGTGGCTGTCATCTGCACCTCCTGGGGACGGTGCAACTTCCACCATCGCTCTATATGCGAGGGTGACTTTATCGATCCCTCCATCCATAGCCTTGTATCCAGCTGCCCACTGCTTTGTGGTCGGTTCGTTCGGCACCAGCTTCCAACCATCCGGAATTACCGGAGAGTTGCCGGTAACCGGTTTACCATCGGTGACACCGGAAACCAGCATTGCGGCGCGGCACTCATTCCAGCCCTGACAGTATGGTGTGATGCCTTTCATTATTGGCGGCACCGCAGGCGCAGGCGGGGCGGTGTAGAGCTGATATGTATCATCTGGAAGTTCCAGCGCTGCGGCATTCTCGATCAACAGGAATGGCTTATCATCGCGATTACGTTGTATGTCTAACACGGCAACTGGCACACTCTGCGCCTCCCTTGCAGCCAACAGCTCAGCCAGGGCATCGGCAACTTCCAGCATTTCTTGTGCGGCGTGAGCCGATACCCACTTAACGTCAGCAGCTTGTTTGCGTAGGCGGTCGATCCGTTGTTTCAATTTCTCAGTTGATATGGTCATGCAGCTACCTCCGGATCCTCGGGAATCGATGCCCAGTGTGTGATGTTCACGTTTTCGTGGCTTAGGCCTTCAATCTGGAATGTCCATTGCCACTCGCCCGTTTTCTTTCCGCCCAGGGTGCGCCACACGCTGCGCCAGCCGATGATCCAGCCCTCGCCTTTGGCATCGAACAGCAGGGCGGATTCGTTTTCTGGGGGCAGGCTTTCAGTTACGGGAATTGCTTTCCCGCTGACCGTATCGCGCCAGGCGACGGATACCAATTTCCCGCCGAATACTGCGGTATCCGCGCTGACCTGCGGCTCCAGCCCATCAATAAAATCGACAACAAAAGTTACCTTTCCCATCAGTATTCTCCCCAGCTATAAGTGGAGGCAACAGGGCCGGGATGTTCAGCAGCGAGGAATTCGCCATCAGGAACGTTGACGACATCCCCGCGCCGGTTGATCTGCAGTCCATCATCAAAGCCGATGTTGCGGACATATCCAGCGTTTTGCAGCCCTTTCAGGCAAAGCTCAATTGTCTCAGCGGTAAGCAAAATCCGGTTAAGCTGGAACGCCTTGCGGTAGAGAAACGCCTGCATAGCCTGCTCTTTGGTCATGTGATAGCCGGAGCGGGCGGCATTCTTCAGGCAGCGCTTTACCTGCTTATTGCTTGGCCTGGAATGATACTGGCGCATTTTCTCAAGTGACATGTAAGGCAGATCGTGAACGTGCCAAAACGTCTTTTCGGTTTCGCGCAGGATGACGCGCTCCCACAACATGACGATCGGGCGCCCCTGGGAATCATTGCCATCGACATAGCGATAGCAGTATTTTTTATCAGACTCGTTGTTATTCTTCATGCTGCGCGCTCCGTTCTATGCCTGGCCTTGTACGCTTTCAGCGCCTGCTTGTAACTGGCCTTGGCCGCTGTCACCGTGTCGCACCAATCACCCTCAACATCCCGCCGAATATCGCCGTAATACTCGCAGCGCAATTCGCGGTACATCCGGTATTTTCCTTTCTTGAAGCCGATCCTGGATTCAATTTGTGGGGCGCGATTACCGAGTAAAAACTCAGTGAATGTTTGGCAGCAGTCGTAATCGAGAAACTTGTCGTAGAGCGTTTCTTTTTTCTTTTTCGGCATCGGCAGTGCGGCAACAGCCAATTCACGGCCCTTATCCGTGACTTGATAAACGACATCGCCGCATGACCATGCCGGAGCTGGGCTTGATGTGGCATAGCCAGCTGT